AACAAATTGTGGTGTATCGGAAATACATTCGGCGTTATATTTAAATTCTATTTTATAGGTAACTTCATTTATAGTAAGATTAAAATCATGATGATTTCCTCTACCAGCTTTACGTTTACATTCGATAGTATCAATGTTAGGAATGTTGTTTTGGCTACAAATTTCCTGTATATAATTATCAAGTTCATTTTTAAGATTTAGCCATTTAGTATCAGTATAAAAATTGGGTGTAATTGCCTTATTTATTACCGCATCTATTATATTTTCTCTAATATTATTATTCGCATCATTTTTTGACCGACAAACTGCTTCAAATGTGTCAATATCTCTAATACATATTTTAGTTTTATTGTACATTAGGCTTATGCAATTACATGGATTTGGTAACTGAATTTTACAGCATTTCCAAAGGAGTTTAGTTTTACTCATAATGAAATCAAATGTCTTTTTCTTTATAAGTATAGACTTTTAAATCAATTTTTTATTAATAAAATATAGTTAAATTATAAATGGATAAACTTTTAGATACCCTAACTAATTCTTGTGAAGGTTTGAAAAATAAGGGTATAATCACTCCTGAAGAATATGAAAAATGTAAAGCTGTAGGTGACGATGAACATAGGGATGAATATAGTGCGAATGAAAACAAAGATTATATTAACAAGGTATTTGGGTCTAAATCAGATCAGATTAGTCATGAAGAAAATTTAAAATATGATAACTATGAATCATTATTCAGAACTAATATGGATTCTCTAATAAATGCGCAGAAAACTGGTAATAAACAACAGGAATTCAAATTTAACAATAATCTAAATAATATAAAGGATGAAATAAAGGAACTAATTAATGAATATGAACTAAATATTAAAACGACTAAATCCCATAAAATCTATAAAGAAATGCTTCTAAAAAATAGGAAGCTTACAAAATTACTAAATGATATTAGTGTACAAAAAAATGAGATGTTATCTGTGAAAAAAAAACACAGCAATATAGATGAAAAAAGAATAGTTTATAATAATTATTTTAAACTAAGCGGGTTTATCTTTGTATTTCTGCTATTAGTATTTTTATATCTAATATCGTCTATTAAAGAAAAATAAATTTTAATAATTATAAATATTGTAGTATTATATAATGTCGGTGGTAGGTAATAGTAAACTTATATTTGAAAAAAGATATAATGACTCTTATAAAAGCATTACGAATGATTATAATTTGCATTATAAAAAAGATAATACCAAGGTTCTTTCTATCCTAGATAGTCTTGTTGAAAAAAACAAAAAATTTGTTTCCCAGATTTATAATGAACAGAATAGTATTAAAAATTATGAAAAACTAATTGAAAAGAGAGAAAAGGTCTTTAAGAAGATGGAAGCAGAAATTGTAAAAAATACTAATTTGAATATGGAAAAGGATACCTTTGTTATGTTATCAAAAGAAAAGAATAAGAATATTGAAATCTACTACATTGTTTATATATTATTCTCTGTTCTGTTATTAATAATAGAAGGTTCTGTTGTTTTATTCAAATAATATATAATTATATACTATATGGCGAATCCGAGCACCTCGGAGATGGGTTCTAAAGAAGAAGAAGCTATTATTAATATAGCTGAGGATGAACTAAGTGAAAATGAATTACAAATTAATCTTTTAATAGATAAGATTAAAGGTTATTCAAAAAATTTAGATAAAGTATATTCCAATAACACAGATATTAGTAAATCGTTTGACCGAATGAAAAATCTAGATGAAAATAGTAAAATTGATATAATGTGGGAGTATCTTATTAGTAATTATAAAAATAATTTCGAGTATATGGTAAATAATTTTGATAAAATAAAAAAAAAGAATATGAAACTTTTAGAAAATAAAACCAAACTAAAAAAGCTTAAAAAGGAATTAAAAACATTAAAAACACAGATTGCAACGAAAGAGAAAGAATATAAACTTAATTTTAATAGGTATAATGAAATGATTTTTGAAACCAACCTTCTTAAAAATTTTATGATGTTTCTCATGGTTCTACTTATTATTCCTATTCTAAGGTTAGCTGATATTATTAATAGAACACTATGTGTCGTTGCCTATTCTTCTCTTGTTGCTGTTGGAATAATATATGCTACATATCTTTTTATGAGTGATAGAGAAAAAAGAGATAATATCTTCTATAATATGTTTAATTTTGAAAAACCAGATGATGAGGATCATGAACCAACTACAACAGAATCTCCTGAAAAAGAAGAGAGTAATGAATCTTCTGATGAGCCAACTACAACTGCCACTGCTTCTGATGAGTCAACTACAACTGAATCTGCTTCTGATGAGTCAACTACAACTGAAGCTGCTACTGATGAATCAACCACAACTGAAGCTGCTTCTGATGAGTCAACTACAACTGAGAAGTAATAATATAATATTAATTAATAGTAATATGAAATTGATAGTAATTTTTATTTTAATATCATTTATAGTTTATCTATTGTTTAGAATAAATTCTATAGATAATTTTCAGGTTCCAATGATGGTACCATTATTTGATATAAAGTCATATATAGAGGAAAGAGAATGTGCACCATATGAGAAACGTTCCGTTAATTGTTATAAGGTATTATTAAAGGAATATATAGATGATTTTAAAACACAACTTTCAGAAATTTATTCTACAAAGTTAGTGGGTGATACGATATCGGATATAGACGTTGGTTCGAGTAAATGTTTTGAGAAACTTAATGATTTCCCGACAAATATGGTAAGTAAAATAATAGATTTAAGTAAAAATACTGAAGATGTAAACAGTAAAATAGAAGATTTGATTTCTAAGGAGAAATTTTATAAGAAATCTGAAATAAGATTTATAGAGGTGTACAAAGTAGTCCAGAAAAGTATAAAAAGATATCATAAGGATAAATTAGTAATAGTAGAAATTCCAGATTTTCAAGATGATTATGTAGAGGATAAAGAGGATTGTGAAACAGTAAAGGGATTTAAAAGTGATAAAGATCTAGATGTTTGGGGTAAAAAAAATATAGTAAAGCATTTTATAAAAAAATTAACATATATATTAGATTCAATTGATATAGATACTAATAAGGGAACAATAGAGATGTATGATGCAGATAAATTAGTAATATTATTAAAGGATAGTATAATAGAATCAAACGAGGATGAGGCTTCTCCAGAAATGAAAGAAACTTCTGAGAGAGTTTTGGCTAGTTTAGGTGTGGTATCCAGGACAATCTCAGATTATTATTGTATGACACGTGTTAATTGTTGTCATAAAGAAGATTGTGAATCTATAAAGAAAAGAATGGAATCAACAAAAGAAGAGAATATGGTTGCTCTTTATAAAGGTAAATATAGAAAGTGTTTAGAAAATAATAAAAATATGAAAAAAGAATCAAAAATTTGTAAAAAATTGATTTAAAATAATGTATTATATCATTATAATAAAAATGAGTCTCCTAGACAAAATCTACAAATCTAGAAAGACGATGATCGAACTTATGGAAGACCGCGGGGTAAACATGGATAAGTATAAGGATTATACAATTAATGAAATAGAATTAATGGTATTAAATGGACCAAAGTCAAATAAGGATATTTCTCCGGTTGATATTACTCTAGAAAATGGTATTATTAAATATATTTTAACACCCAAAATCAGAGTTACAAATCTTAAGACACTAACCTCACAGATACTAGAGGATTATGGCGAGGGAGATACAGTAATCTTTATCATTCGTGATAAAATTACATCAGAGGATAGTATAGATGAATTTTTTAGGAATATTTATATTACAGATAAGATATTTGTGCAGTATTTTCATCTGGATACACTAACATTTAATGTAACAAAACATAGTATGGTTCCAAAGCATGAGATTCTTAGCAAGGAAGAAACAGATGAGCTTATTAAGTCTCTATATATTACGGATATCAATAAACTCCCAAAAATAAATGCCAGCGATCCGATTTCTAAATATTATGGTATTAAGGGTGGAGAGGTGTTTAGGATTACACGTCCTAGTGAGACATCTGGTATTTCACATTATTACAGACTATGTCAATAATTGTGTAATACTATATAGTTTATTAATATTTAGGTCCTTAGAGTTATTACATGTAATCTTTATATTATAGTCTGGTTCGTAATTAAAAAATACGTTAATATTTTTATCTATAAAGAATTGTGTTGTTTTAGATGTTTCTTCATTGGTATAGTTTTTTTTACAAGGAAATTCACTACCTTTAATAGGTGTTTTAGTAAAATACTGGATTAATTTGTTGTTATACATATGATATGAAATAAGTTTTTCATGGAAGTATTCAGGGTTATAAATATGTTCTAAGACGATTTGTTTATAGTATAGTTTTTTAGTAGTTATATCTTTTTTTTTATACAACGAACATTTTTTTTTCCATATATTAAATTGTTCTTTGGTAATATTACAGTTATAGTGTGATTCTTCGGATTTACCGATATTAATTTCAAAATAGTTACATTTGTCAGGTGCAGAAACAAATGACATAGTTAAATATAAAATCAAATATTATTTAAATAAAATTGATAATATAATAAACTATATATTAAAATAAAATGTCGGTCAAAGGAGTTCTATTGCTTGTGACGGGTAATATTAAAGATGTCGAACTACCTTTTCATAAACCCAAGAGTAAAAAGGATGTTAAAAACTTGAATCTAAATAATAATTTATTTGATAATATAGGTAGTAGTGATTTGAAAATTATTGGTGAACTAGATATTTATAATTCTAAGGAAAGGTTAGTTATGTATGGATTTACAGAGGGTGATTTGGAAAACATCCATGAACTTATTACAACTGATAATATGCTTAAACTAAAATACTATGGCGATATTATTATTATTAAGATGAACAAGACACGTATTGTACCGATTGACTGTAACGAATATGAATCTATCTTTAATGATTACTTTGTAGAAAATAAATACAATGAATCAGATAATGAAATAGATGAGAATTATGATAGTGATAAGTCTGGTTCAGAAGATGAAGAAGACCAAACTGATTCAGAAGATGAAATGATAGAAGAAGATAGTGAATCATACGTGTCTACATCTATTACAGAACAAGATACTGTTATAAACGAGTCTATTGATATTCGCGACAAGACTATAGAGCTATTTAATTCTATTTTGAATAAAGACAAATCGACACAATTGGAAGAAGCTATTTATAATTATAGTTTAGAAATGGCTAAAAAAAGGAAATTGAAGGAAACCTTTACTAATGTGAACTTCAAAAAGATTTACATAAATAAAACTAGGTCTATTCTGTCTAATATCAAAAATGATTCTTATATCAAGAACAAGAATCTTGTAACTAAAATTATTAAGGGTAAAATTAATGTCTGCGAAGTGCCTTATATGAGTAATCAGGAACTTTTCCCGGAACACTGGAAGAAGATCATGGATGAAAAATATAAAAGGGATAAAATGCTCTATGAAGAGAAGGAGGAGGCAATGACGAATGAGTTTAAGTGTGCAAGATGTAAATCGAGGGAATGTACCTACTATGAACTCCAGACGAGGAGTGCGGATGAATCTATGACAACATTTATTACCTGTTTGAATTGTGGTAATAGGTGGAAAAATTAATTATTTCTGGATATGATCATACCATTCTTTTATGGCTTGTCTACGTTTATCTTTATCACGTTTGATTTCTGTTTTAAGATATTTACTATATGGAACTACCTTTTTTTTATAATTTTTAGTAATATTATTAATAATAAGATTATATAGAATTTTTGAGTTCATTAATATTATTTAACAAAATCTTTTTCAGTAAGAACATATCCCCAGTGCTGTAGGCTCTGTCTAATTTTAGGACTAACATTATAATCATCAAAGGTAGTATTTTTCTTTTTAATAAGTGTTATTAGCCATAGTCTAAATCGTCCTTTTTCTCCAGCAAATTTATTCCATCTATCTATTTGTCTTTCATCATCACTGCTACGTTTTCCTGTATAAAAATTACAATACCACTGGACCCACCCATAAGGGTGTTCTTTGTTAATCCATCCTTTTTTTTCCCAGAATTGTAGGGAAGTTCCAACACGGGCTTTATATTTATTGAGCGAGATATCACAAATACTGCTGGTTAATTGATTTGGTTCCAGATTCTCCCACCAGTCATCTGGGTATTCTTTATGCATATCTTTATAATTTTTGTTGGTAACGCCTGATTTAATTGGTCTCCAGTATGTTCCTCCAAAACTACCGAGTTGGAATATTTCTTTTGGTGTAAGATTAGGAGTAAATTCTGGGTGGTCACTAAAAAACAATTTATCATTTTTTTTAATAGGTTTTACTATTCTACCACCACCTTTCATGAATTTCTTAGCAAGTTTGACAGGGTTGCTGTTTTTTTTACATTCTTCTGATAATATATGATAGTCAACTTTAGAGGATGGTCCACCAGTAAGAGCACTGCCTAATCTTGCTATACCCCACGAATGAGCGGTTTGGTTAGGTCTAGACCCAGATGAATAATAGGCACCTTGTCCTTTTTTAATAATATCATTGAGACCTTTAATAGAGCAGCCTGTATTTTTTGAGAGTTTTTTGTTTGGTGTTAAATTTTCTACATTATACATTTCAGAAGCTTTTTTAACCCACCTTGATTTTTTAGATTTAAACGACTTTAATTTATTTCTGGTAAAATATTTACCCTTTTTGTAAAGTTTTTTTGATTTTAACAACATTTTTTTTTGTTTAAGTTTATCCTTTTTAGAGAGAGAATCGGGAACATATTTTTTAGACATATAATTTAATGTTAGATATTAAAGATTTTAGTTTATATGATAACTAATATGGATGAAACAGAAGGAATTGAGATTTATGATAGTTTTGAAGACATGGGTCTAAAAGATGAAATCCTAAGGGGTGTTTATGCGTATGGTTTTGAAAAACCGAGTGAAATTCAGAAGAGGGGTATTGTTAAAATGAAGGAGGGTAAGGATAT